GTTATGTTGTGCATAAATGTAATCGAAGCAGTCGCATGCTATCCCGAGAATTGATGCAACAGTTAGTGTTGCAAAAAGAGAATGATAGTAGAATAGGCCTAAGCCTATCCTTCTATCATAAGATTTCTGTTACCTGAATTAATGAAGTTCGTAACAGCTCTATATCCGTTATAGACTCTTCCAATTGTATTACGAACTGAATGGAAAAAATCTATAACGTTATGTATAGAGTTAGATGGGTTATAACCGCTACCTGATATGCGTTCTATTACAGTTGTAGGATTTCCCACTGGCCCTAGGCGGTGTGGCACCAAATCAGTATTCGTTGCTCCTGAATATTCATAATTGAAAGTATATTGCAACGAATAAGATTGGTTCACAGCACCTGAAATCATAATACCAAAGCAAGCTTCATTTAATAAAGATGCAGATATGCCTGCGTTTGGTATCATGCTTAACATTGATAGATCCAAAGGATAATATCTTATAGTAGCTACTGAACCTTTTGAATATATCATTTGGTGAGGTGAATCTCTATAAGCGTCATAATTGCGCGATGAACCTAATAAAGTGTTATAGCCTTGAATTTGTCCAGACTCAATACTGAAAGAAGCTAAACTTCTGACTTTGATCCCCCCCGAAACCATCCTCAGAATACTAGCTCCAATAATATCTGCATCCGAAGGCACTAACGCGACTGCTGGACCTAATACAGTTTCATTGTGTGTGGCATCATTAAATATAGTAATAGATCCAGTTTGACACCTTACAGCTACCCTCGCAAATCCCAAAGCATTAGTGTTAAAAGTTACTACTCCGGAAATAGCTTTGACTTGACTTGGAGTAGGAAATTGCGAAGGGATTCTAACCCCCCTATAAACAAACGGGTCATGCAATGAGTTGAGATATTCACTGTGCACAGCCCATCGACTTCCTGAACTTGATTTCCCAGAACTATTGTTTTTATTCTGTTTCTTCTTGTTCTTCCTTTGACTCTGGTTTTGTACCATCTTCTTGTTTTTCTTGTTCTTAATCCCAGCGGCGATTTTGAGCATAATTTTATCCCCGCGGCGATCATCTTCGCCTGCATCAAAGGTAGTGTTGACTTCGGGGTGCATTTCCTTAACCGCTATTCGTCTGCCTGCTCTGTAAATACCATTGTTTGCCCTGTGAACGCAAGCACGATCATTATTAGGATTTGGATTGTTCACTGACCACATTCTTTCAGCTTTGTTGACTAGCGTATTCAATCGTATCTCCAATTCGTAATCTGACCAACCAAACAATTTTGCATATTTCCTCAAATTTTCTTGTTTCAAATTGTTTCTACGAGGGTTTGTTATTTTATATTCGTCGTCAATATTTGGTATTTCACTATCTAGACTGAGTTGTACTGCGTCTTCATACTCCATCCTGGTCATAGGTGCATCTATAGGCATACAGATTCCAGTTTTTATCACTCTGCTCGGATCTCTGGAAATTACTATAGGGTTTATGTTAAGAAATCTTCGCGAAAGAAAAGAATGTTTCTCTAATCCACCTACCACAAAATCCTTAGCTAATTGTCCGAGTCCCGAACAGGTGTTCTGTGTTCCCAAGATAGCTTTATACCTTACTACGTCAATTTTCTTATCAAAGAAAGCTATCATGTCGTCTCCTGATGCATATAGTTTATAGTGCTCATAACCTAGGACATGACAAGCGAACATGTTATATAGTAATACCCTACTAGTATTAAATAAAGTTGTTCTAGTAGGATGTCCAGAAAATACAGTGCCTTGTAGGCTACCACTTAAACCGAAACCAGTATAAAATTTAGTGCCCACATCCATTAATGATTTTTCTATTTCTTTATGTGTATAAACAGGCAATTCACTTAATTCTAAAAAGGTATTCAAATACCTCCCAAAGAAGCCATTATCTACTATTTCTAACAACTCGGTGTGTTGATGTGCATCGTGAGACGAGCCGTCATAGGACATTATATTATTGTGGCTACCGAAGTATTCGTTCCCAGCTATGATATCAGCTATTTCATCTTCATCATAACCTGAAACAAAGGAAGTTCCGAACATGAAATCTTGTTTCATCAATTTTATGAAGAATCGAGCTACATATGATCCAATAAATTTGAACTCATCACTCGGATTAAATAAACATCTAGGTCTCGCATCTTTATCGACGTGAATTTCATTTGATTTGCTGAATAAACCTAGAACTCTAGAGATTTTACCTGTGTCATATAACTTATCTTTACCATTTTGGTATAATCTCCTTTTTGGCGCTTCCAAACTATCGAAGAATGCGTCTAGACTATAATTTGGGGCTTCATCTATAATCCATGTTTCGATTTTATTGTGTCTTTCTGCGATGAAATTATCAACGAATACCTTAAAATGTTCTAACGTTTCCTTATGCGCAAATTCCAGAACTGAGGCTTGTCGCATT